CCACCCCACACCCTCCACTCCCTCGAAGACACCCTCATCCAAGCTGCGGAATATGCCGTCTGCGCGCTAGCCATTTCGCAACAAGCGATGCTGATGCAGCCCAAGTCACCTGCAGCGGTACTGATGATGGCGACGACCCATGAACTTGAGTCCCTGCGCTCGTTACTTGAGTCCGCATTGATTCAGGTACAGGTGCCGAACGAGCTGCGAATGCAGCACTGAGCCGATCCGGGAGATGGACACATGACTACTGACGAATCGACCGAACAAACCACAGTAGGCAAGACCACGTTCTACCAGGGTGAAAACCAGACACACCCACTGTTTCGCATCGAAGCCGGGATTCCCTGCAAAAGCGCTCGGGAGCAATCCTCGGAGCTGATGGGGTACGTGCGGGAGCTGACGATTATCGGGTTGATGGATGAGAAACCGATGATGATCTGGGCTGCTCATTATCTGAGTGCGCTGGCCAAGGCACTGATGGATGATGCCGAGCTGGGCATGATGCGCTGACTTGCCTGGCCAGCCAGGCGGGGTACAAAAAGCCTCTCACGTTGGCTCGTTAAGCACCTACTGCTCCAACCCAGTCCAAAAAGCCCCAGCATCTCTGCCGGGGCTTTGGCTGGGCTCAGAAGCTGTCAGGTGGGCTCTTTTCGAACTTCCACTTGGTCATCTTTTTGGCAGCGTGGAAGCTCTTGCAGTTGGCGATGAACTCATTGCGGTCCCACTCCCTGGAGAGGCTCGCCAGGATTTGCTCATAGGTTTCACCCGAGCAATTCGCTTCGTTGGGTTCAGGCACCCTGTCTTCGGCAATGGCTGTAAGGCTCACGGCAACGCCAAGCGCTGCAACCAGACGTGCAAAAGGCACACTGGGCATTCACTCACTCCTTTGAATGGACCCGCTCCAGAAGCCCGTTTTACAGGCCCCAAAAACGCAAAAAGCCCTGAATAATCAGGGCTTTGAATATGGCGGAAGCGTAGAGATTCGAACTCTAGGATAGTTGCCCATCGACGGTTTTCAAGACCGTAGGACAAAGCCCCGCCCCATGCGGATTGTAAGGCGAAATCGATTCCAAAACAAACCAGAAACGGCACGGCTACAAGCCGCATGCTGCAAGGGTCGCCGTTTCAGTTTTGGAATCGATTTTGGCCGTATTTCGCACACCACCAGCCTCCCTCAACACCCCCATCCAGGCGTTCTGCCGACGACGACCCGTCCTGGCTCGTCACCATCCCAACCATTCGAAATCTCGTAACTGAAGAGACCGATGTGATAGGCCTCATCAACCTCTACCAACCCCCACGCCCTAGCAGCCTCCGACAGCTCCAGCATGTCAACGAGGTTCTCGTCGCTGACCTCTCCCCGACGGTGGGCGGCATACGCCATCGCATCAAGCACTGAAGCGCGCCCTTCGGGATCGGTCACCAAGGCGAACCGGTCGTTCAGTTCGTCCATCCATGCCTGCGGTATCCTGGTCATCATTCTGCCCTGCACCACCAAGACTGCGCATACAGCACGCCGTCGATTTCCTCGACCCCGTTGATGTTGATGCCGAGCTGGGCCATGCCGTTGACCTTTGCGTCGTGCAGGCGCGGAATGATGTCCGGTCCAGGTGTAGGGTTGAACACCCAGGCCTGAGTCGACACACGCCCCAGGGGCTCGCTGTGGTGATCACCGATGTGGACATCCGCGCGGAGTGGTTGGACTTTCCGTAGGCGGTCGGAGGGTAAGGCCACGCCATGCTCGCGGCGTCGAACGAGAAGAAAGTACATGCGGCACCAATACTGTATAGATAAACAGTATCGTATAGTTCCTCAGCATTGCAGGCAACGACCGACCGGCGGCCTAATGCAGCGGTGGCAACTCCTTGCCTCGGGCTTTGGCCACGACACGAAGCTGGTAATCGGAGACCGCCTGGAACAGCGACTCGGCCAGCAGGCGCAGGCGCTCGATCTCTTCTGCCGACGCGCCGCGATCCTGGGCCTGGTGGTATTCACGCATGGCGTCGACAGCCTGCTGTATCAGCGGCTCGCCGGCCTCGACCATCCCAATGAATGTGCGCTTGTCCACTGCCCTACCCCTCTCACTTGATCAGGGCATTATAGGACGCTTCGCACGCCAGCCCCGCTATTCGGGCGCGGTCATATGCCTGCGCCAGCTCTCCCGCTCGTTCGTCAGCCCGTGCGAGCAGGTCGGAGAGCACCATGGCGGCGCGGGTGGCTGTCTCGCCTCTGGCGACAGCGGCGGTATCCGGGCCGGGGCAACTGACGGTGGCGGCGAGCTGGGCGGCGTCACTGCGCAGCCGCTGGCCAGCAGCATCGGCGTCAGCAGCGCCACTATCAGCAATCGTTCGTTCTTCCTGGGCATGGGCTCTCGCCTCCTCCTGCGCCGTGGCGCGTCGTTGTTCTTCCTGGCGGGCATCTCGCTCGCCGATTACTTCAGCCAGACGATCACCACTGTCTCGCTGTGCCTTTGCTTGGCTGGCAACGGCCCGCTCTACCGACCGGCCGTGCTGGTAGGCAGCCCAGTGGGACACAAGCGCCAACAAGAGAATCAGCAGCGCCAAGCGTGGATTAAGGTCGGTCATACGCCCAGCACCTTGCGCGCCCGCACCCACAGCACCAGGCGCTCGGCCTGGCCGTTCAGGCCGCCATTGATCCGACGGGTGATGGTCTCGAAGTCGCCACGATCCGCCAGCGTGTTCAGCCCCTTCTGCTGCCAGAACCACGCCGCCGAGGCGGCCGCGTACTGCGGCTGCTCCAGCAGCTCGGGGTGGTTGACCAGGTCCAGCCCCAACGCCTCGCCACAGCGCAGGTAATTGTCCAGGCCGGTGATCTGGATCAGGCCCCGCCCCCGGTACTTCTGGCCATCCCCATCGGCTACCGGGGTGTTGCCCAGGCGCACCGCGAGCTTCCCGGTGTCGTACTTCTCCAGATACTTGTCGCTGCCCAGCTCGCGCACGTAACGCAGCTGGCCGGACTCATGGCCGACCTGAGCGATAAACGCCGCCTGCCGCGCCGGCGTGACGATGCCGAACTTGCCCATGGCGGCATTGAGGACGGGTGCAAAAACGCCGGCTTTCGGGCCGGCGTTCGGGAGGATCTGTTGCAGTTGCTGTATGGATAATGCCATTGCTTGCTCCAGTGTCGGCCGCGCGCGGCCGTGGGGTTACAGCTGCTCAACCTTGAGCGGCTTGGTGTCTTTCTTTTTCTTGCCCGAGGCCTTGGCCTTGCCCTTCTTGCCGCCGTTGCACTCGACGGTCGTAGTCCAGCCGGACTGGGTGAATACCTGCTCGACCCCGTCCACCAGGTACTCGCCATCGAGCCCCGGCTTGAAGCCCTGGGCGTTGATCGAGCGTTCGGCAAACAGGTCGGTGCGGCCGGGCATTTCCAGCCGCACGCCGGCGGTGCTGCGGTTGAACGCAGCCAGGCGCGCCTTGGCGGCCTGCTGGGCAGCGGTTTTGTTGGGGTAGACATGACGGTCGGTGTGCACCGGCGGCAGGCCGTCCGGCGACTCGTCGTTGGCCAGCTCGACCACCTGCAACTTGCCCGTCTTCGGGTCCTGGTGCTGGGTCTTCACGGCCTTCTGCGAATTACGATCACCGAGGCGGAACTGGTAGCGGGAAACGTCCGTCTTGTTGATGGTGATTACCGCCAGCACCTTGCCGGTGGTGCTTTGCCCGCCTTGGCGCGGCATGACCAGCAGCTTGCTTTCGGCCACCTTGGCGGTGCAGTCGTACTGCTTGGCCAGACGGGTGACAAAGTTGTAATCCGACTCATTGCGCTGGTCGACGCGCTCGACCTTGGTGTCGACCGGGCAAGACACCTCCCAGCCGTTGCGCTTGGCGATTTCGCCAACGATCTGCGAAAGCGGCACGTTCTCCCAGCTGCCGCTACGCACGGTCTTGCCGCTGCCGCGCATGTCGCTGGCCTTGCCGCGAATCACGATGGTGTCGGGCGGCCCGCTCAATTCCACCTCGTCGACGGTGTAGGCGCCCAAGCGGGTCAGCCCTTGGCCCTCGTAGCCCATCATGACCACGACGTTGCTACCGCGTGCCGGCAGCGCAACAGCCTGGTCGCGGTCGTCAATGCGCAGCTCGAACTCGTCCGACTCCATGCCGGGCTTGTCCGAGGTGCGTAGCAGCAACAGCCGGTCATTGATCAGCGCGGTAATGTCGCTGCCATCCGCGACGATTTGATACGTGGGTTTCATGCAGGGCTCCAGAAATGCAAAACCCCGCACTTGGCGGGGTCCGTTACGCGTAACGCGGGTTAGCCGAACAGCTGCAGCAGCTCGACTGTAGGCGCCGGAAGATCCGGCAGCAGGATCAGCAGGCCGGCGCGGTATGGCTGCGCCTGCCTGGCCAGATCCGGGTTGGCATCGAGCACGGCCTCGACCGTGCCGTTGAGGTGCCCGTAATGGTGCTGACAGATCACATCGAGCAGATCACCGTCAGACGTTCTGCAGGTCGTTGCCATAGCTCACAAACTCCAGGGTGAAGCCTTGTTTTCGAGGGGTGCCGCCTGGCAACAAGTGGCTTTGTTCTTCTTCAATGCTGACCAGGCACCAGTCGCCCAGCACCTCGCCGTAGCCCGTCACCAGGTTCAACGCCCGCAGGTTGCGGCCGATGGAGCGCAGGGTGTTGAGCTGCTTGAGCCCGGCCTTGTGGTTGGGGAAGATCGCGCCCTTGAGCGTGATCTTTTCCTCCCCCAGGCCCACGGCCTGCTGCGCCACGCTGCGGCGCAGGCGCTCCTGCCCCGCCCAACGAAACGACGCCTGCCGGCGCAACTCGTCAAACGCGGCCGTCCCGAGGTTGAAGTAATACGGCTGGGCATTCGGCTCATGCGGCTGGATGATCAGCAGGTGCGGGAACGGCGCCACAGCCTCCGGCGTCGGCGTGGCCGAGGCCAACAGCCCGCCACTGGGCAGGATGTTGGACAGGGAGGGGCTGATTTTGCCAGCCACCCGGCCGACCTCCGACGACACCTTGCTGGCCATCTGCTTGAACGTGCCGAGGCGTTCTTGCACCTGATTGATGCCCGATACGCCGCGGCTGTACATCGACGTCACCTGCCCGACACGGGCTTGCGCAACGCCGATGCTGCGCACCAATCGGCCTGCCTTGGCGCCCAGCTCGGGCGGTAGAAACGGGATGCCCTCCAGCTCGGACGCGGCACCGGTGATGCTGCTGATAGCGCCGTTGAGCGGTACCAGCATGCCGTCGGCACTTTTCCGGCCGGCCTCCCCCGCTGCAACCAGGCTGGACAGGGAAGATTCCAGCTGCTCCATGTAGGCCATAGGTCCTCCTTAAACGTGGGGTTGATCGAACAACTGCGCCGAGGACATGCGCGATGCAACTTCACGCTGGAAAGCCTCGAACATACTGCGCAAAGGCGCTTCCATTTCGCGCACCAGCTGGGACGGGTCCTTCACATCGCCTTGCACATCCAGCTTGATGGTTGGCGAGAACGAAAACGCCTGATCCACCTTCGGCGCCGGCGGTGGCCCGGCCGTCTTAGCAGGCTGGACTACCTCGGGCAGCTTGGGTACCGGTGGCGCCGCCTTGGCCATTTCGCGCACCACATCACCCAGCCCGGAAGATGCCGGCGGCGGGGCTTGCGTTTGCGGCCGCACCAGGTCGGCACCTGGGAACCGCACTTTACCGGCCGTCAGTGCCGGCACCAGGAACGGGTCTTTCGACGCCTTGGCGCGCGCACCATCCGACACCACCGGCTCCACCGGTGCCGGGGTGGCCACCTCCCGCACTGCCGCCCCCAGCTTGGGCGCCGGGGGCTCGGGTTTCGGTTCGGGCTTAGCCTGCGGCCGCACCAGATCAGCACCAGGGAATCGCACTTTTCCGGCCATCAGTGCAGGCACCATGAACGGATCTTTCGCCCCCTGATCGCTCGGGCTATCCAATACCGGGGTCGGCGTGATCGCCTCCCGTACCGTGTCGCCTAACTTCGGCGGCGCCGGTTCGGGTTGCGCCTCGGGCGCTGCTGGGGCATCGGGTAGAGTCTGCGGCCGCACCAGATCAGCACCAGGGAACCGCACTTTGCCGGCCGTCAGTGCCGGCACCATGAACGGATCTTTCGACCCCTCATCGCTCGGACTATCCAGCACCGGGGGCGGCGTGGTGGTCGCCCGCACCGTATCGCCCAACTTCGGCGCAGACGGTTCGGGTTGCGCCTTGGGCGCTGCAGGTGATTCGGGCTCAGCCTTCGGCGGCACCAGATCAGCACCAGGGAACCGCACTTTGCCGGCCGTCAGTGCCGGCACCTGGAATGGGTCTGTCGACGCTTGGTCGCGCGGACCGTCCGACACCAGCGGCTCCACCGGCGCCGGTGCGGGCTTGGTCGTATTGCGCACCGTATCGCCCACTGCAGGCGCTGGATCAGCCTTGGTCGGCGCCGTAGCGGCCTCAGGCTCGACTTCCTTGGCCGGCATCATCGTTACGCGTAACGATTCACCGAGTGCCGGCGGCGATTCCGGCTCGGCTTGGCCGTCGGCCGGCTCATCACCAAACCAGCGTTTGCCCAGCCAGCCACCAAAAGACTCGCCCCCCATACCACCCAGGACAGCGCCGACCGCACCACCCACAGCGGTACCGATCACCGGCACCACTGAGCCAATGGCGGCCCCGGCTGCAGCACCGGCAAGGGTGCCCGCCAGGCTGCCGGCGGCGCCGCCATAACCCTCGGCCTTCTCGTCTTGGCTCTTGGCGTTCAGCGCAACATCGAGCGCGGCCGTGCCGGCATCCATGATGTTGCCACCTGGCAGACGCTTGGTCAGGCGGGTGATACCCCGCACCGAGCGCGCCACCTTGCCCAGGTCATCAGTGGCGGTCAGGGCCGACAACGCTGCAGGCACCGGCCGAACCTTGGCCACGGCTGCCTTGGACGGCTTGGGGGCCTCGACAGCCGGCGCGGGACGTACCACAGCACCCTGCCGACCTGCGCGCCGACGCTCCCGGCGCCGACTTCTGCGACTACCCCTAGCAGGCCCTGCAGGGCCGCTATTTGCAACGCTACTGCCAATCCCGCCGATAGCATCGGCGTTGACCACGAAAACGCGCTGGGTGTCGTTGGCGGCGGCGCCGGGGTCATCGGCTTGGCCAGGCGATTTCGAGCCCGCCGAAAACACCTTGCCCAGTAGGCCCAGGCCGGTGTCGACCACCTTGTTACCGGTCTTGGGCAGTTCGATCGGCGCCCGCTCAGCACGCCCCACGCGCCCCGCCATGCCTTCCAGGCCACGGCCGCGCGCGATGTTGAACACCCCCCGGCCGATCCGCAGGGCGCTGCGCGCACTCATGAACGCCAAGACCGCTGCCGTGATGCCGCCAATACCCATTGCAATCGACGGGAACTGATCCGACAGCGAGGTGATGCCACGGGCGACCTTGGTCAGCCCCTGCGCCGCCAGATCGGTGGCCGGGCGGATGGCATCGCCAATGCTGCGCATGGAGTCGTCCACCGCCTGGCCCAGCTCGGCCCACTGCTGCGCCGACGTTTCACGACGCTCGGCCAGGTTCTTGTCGAGGATGCCCGAGGCCTTCTTGGAGTCGGCCTTAAGTTCCTCATACAGGCCCCGGTTCTGCCCGTAGGCGGTCAGCGCCGCCTTGACCTGCATGTCGGCGAAGATATCGCCGGTGCGCAGGGTCTTCTCCAGGGCTTCCAGCGCCGCCTTGGCCTTCTCCGGGTCGACCTCCTTGTCGATCTTGGCCTGGGCGTCCTTGATCTGCTTGGCCTTGGCGGGGTCGGTCTTCTCGACGTAACGCATGGCCAAGGCCATGGACGCCTCAATGACGTTCATGCCCTTCTGCAGGCCGGTGTTCAGTGACGCCTGATAATCAATGCCCACATCGCTGTAAGCCTTCTTGATATCGCCGGCGCCAATCTTCTCCATCCAGTTCTTGAAGTTGTTGGCCGCTTCGTCGGAACTGCCGGCGGTCTTCATCTGGACCTGCAGCATGGAGCCCAGCGAGGTCACCGCATCCAGCCCGGTGATGCCGTTTTTCTCCATGCCGGCCAGCAGCTGCGGGAACCACTTGGCCATGTCGCTGGCCTCGAAGCTGCCCGCCTGGCCTTGGTAGGCGATAGCCTCCAGCGCCTGCTGCATGACCTTCGGATCGCTGATTTTGGCGTTTTGCTCCAGCGCCTGGATCATCGACGCGGTGTCGACGCCCGAGGCGCCTTGGCCCACCGCGAACTTGGCCGCGACCGGCGCATACGACAGCGCCTTGTCCAGCTCCATGCCGGCACCGACCAGCTGGTTGACCAGGTCGGCCACGTCATTGCGCGACATGCCCGTGTCTTTGGCCGTGTCGATCACCGTCCGGCTAAGCTGCTGCTCTTCGGGCTTGTTGGCAATGTCGGCCTTGATCGCAATGTCACGGATGACCGCTTGATAGTTCGCGCTGATCATCGTCGGCACAGCGGCCATGCCCGTGGCCACCACCGCCTTGCCGATATTCGACTTGAGCGATTCCTTACCCGATTGCAGCTGCTGGTGGCCCTTCATCTGCAACTCGGCGGCCCGCGCCTCGCGGCCCAGGCGCTGATACTCGCGCCCAAGCCTGCCGACCTCGATACCCTGCTTGCGCAAGGCATCAAGGTTGGTGTCCAGTTTGCGCTGCAGCTTGTCGGCACCGGCCGCGCCACTGTCGTGCGCGCGCTTCCACTCCTCGCGCAGCTTGATGGTTTCGCCAATGGTGCTTTTCAGCACCTTGGCCTTGTTGCCCTTGGCTTCCAGCTTCTGGATGCCGTTTTCGGCGGTCTTGAACGCGGCGCCAAGCGACGACGCGACCGCGCCGCCGATCACCAGCGATAACGCTACCTTGCTTGCCATCGGTACCCCCTATGCAAGCTCAATCGGTCAGCCACCAGACCATGTCGGCATACGACATGGCCATGATTTCAGCAGCCGAGAAATGCAGCTCGGCCGCGAGACGCTTGGCGGCGTGCTTGAGGGTCGCGGGATTACAGTTAGTCCTCGAGCACCAGAAAGTTGTAACCGGTGGCGATGCGGTTGTAGTCCTTGTAAGTGAGGTCTTCCAGATCCTTGACACCGACCTCGGCTAGGGAGGCGAACAGGTTCAGCTCGCGCTGCTCATCGTCGCCGTCCGAGGTCTGCCCCGCGCCTCGAACATCCTTCACGGTCGGCGCGCGCAGGGTGATGGTGGCTTGATCAACGCCATTGAGGGTGGCGGGCTTGGACAGGCGAACGGTGACGTTCTCAGCGGTCAGGGTCAGGTACTTCGGGGTTGGCTTGCTCATGAAAGGGTGTCCTTGATTCGGAAAGGGTTGTGAGGGGAAAGGGGGTTACAGGCCGAGGTCGGCGCGCTGGCTGGCCAGTTGGTCGGTGCCGTTGATGACACGCTTCATGCCGACCGGATCAATCTCGTAGATGACTTCGCCGCCGACTTCGAACTTGTAGTAGGTGACGGCAATGCCGTACTTGAACTCGGCCTTGTCGCCGGCCTTCCAGTCGCCCATGTCCACCTCTTTGAGGGTGCCGCGCAGGGTGACCACGGCCGCGAGGGTTTCGCCCTTCTGGATCTTGAACGAGCCACGGAACACGCCGTTGAAGGCGTTTCCGTCGGCCAGGCCGAAGAACTTGAGCGAGTCCTTGCGCACGCCGGTGGTGGTGAAGTTGGCTTCCATCTTCTCCATGCCCACGTCCATCTCAATCGGCATATCCATGCCGCCTGGGCGGTACTCCTCCATTTTTAGGGTGAGCTTGGGCAGGGTCAGGCTGGGCACATCGCCCTGGAAGCTTTTGCCGTCCACAAACAGGTTGGTGTTGGCGAGAATTTGGGGAATGAATGCCATGTCGGGGGCTCCTTAGGCGGCAGCGTTGAGGACTTCGGTCAGCCACTGGTTGGTGACCTCGACGCGGAAGTTGGGGTTTTCGGCCGGCGGCACGTCGGTGAAACGGATGTTCCAGTACACCTTGCCCTGCTCCAGCTGGCTAGCCGTGTTGAGCACCGGGTCGGCGTAGACCTCGAAGTTGATGATCGCGCCCTGGTTCTTGAGGTCGCGCATGAACGCCTGCAGGCCCTCGGTCACGTCCTTGACGTAGGTCGCGGTGATCGAGCGGTCGACCGCCCACTTGTGGCCGTACAGAATCGCGTCCATGACGATATCCATGGTCCGCACACGGGTGACGAAGGCCCACTTCGCATCACTCGACAGGGTGCGGTTACCCCACAGGCGATAGCCGTCGTCGCGGATGATGGTCGCGATATTGGCGTTGTTCAGCAGGTTGGCCCGGCAGGTGTCGTCGCCGTCCAGGAACTCGACCGAGCGGGTGGTGCCGGTGATGCCGACGAACTCCTTGTTGGACGGCGAGGCCCAGAAGCCGTATTCGGTATCGGTCCAGGCAAACAGACCGGCTACCCAGGCCGAGGCCGGCGCGTCGACCGTGCCGTTGGCGACGGTGTCCCATTGCTGCACGCCAGGGTCGACCATGAACAAGCGCTTGGAACCGAAGTTCTTGGCGTAGAGCATGGCGGCCTCGTCGGTGGTGCCGGGACCATCGAGGATGCCCACAGCGCGCAGCTTGCCGGCCAGCGCATCCATTGCGGTGGCCACCGCCTGAGTGGCGCTGTGCTTGGGTGCGATGATCAGCCGCGGCTGGGCGTTGAAGCGGCTCTTGCCGTCCAGCAGCGCCTGCAGGCCGGTACGCTTGCCGCTGGCCAGCACGCCACCGATGATCGAGGACGTTTGTGCGGCGGCATCGGTGGCCTTGGCCACGCCACAGGCAACGATAACCGCCTTAGCGCGGGTAAAGATGGCCTGGCAAGCCTTGGTGATCGCTGCAGTGGGGCCCCAGGCCGCGACCGCCTCGCGGTCGTTGGTGATGAGGTAAAGGTCGTTGTACTTAGCCGTGGCGCCCGCGCCTTCGGTGAAGGTGTCGACCAGGCCAATGATCGAGGAGGACGGTAGCGCAACGCTGCGCGCACCGGTGTCGACGTTCGTTACGGTAACGCCGTGAAAGAATCCAGCCAT